AAATTGCTCAAACCCTGCCTTTGTGTTTTTACCACCTATATAAGTTATATAAGCCACTCTGTCGTTAGGATAGTTAATCCATTGAACAGTAACAGCTACATAACACCTATCTTCTTTCATTACTAATAGTAATTGTTGCTGACCTTGTGTAACTAGCAGTTTTAGTTGGTCTGCTGTAAATTCGTTGTTACCTTTGTCTAAAGCTTTTTGTAATAAAGGTTCTGCAAGATACCAAAATCTTTGCACTTGATTCGTAGGCACTACATAAAGTTTCATAGAATTTATCCAACAATGATATAATCATATGTTACATCAGTATGAGATGTATTTCTATGCCCTATTACAAAACTACCTTTTGCTTTTGTTTTAATAAATGTATGATCTGATTCTGCTGCTGCATTTGCAGTTCTTGGTGATAATACAATAACTGAATCAAAACCTGCTCTTTCATTACTGACTGTAGTTTCTGTTGCTGATGTTGCTAAAGTAAAAGTACCACTATTATTAGTCTTTCCGTTCATAGCGTTATTAACTACTTCTGCTACAGCTCTAGGGTCACCACCTTGATACGGAAGTGTACGATACATTCTGGGCATTATCTATTGCCTTGTGGTTTTACATCTACATCTACTGCCATAGCTGTTGTCCAGTTACCTGTAGGTTGCACATTAAATCTATGATACCTACCTGCACTTCTTAAATTACATCTACCCTCTGATGTAGCAGGAACAAATGCACTAAATCCAATAGTATCATCTAGCTCTCTGCGACTAGCTACAGCTACTTGTGCTGTGCCATTATCTATTTGTGGTCTTGCTAATGTAGCTACAGAGTTATAGCCAATTTCAACATCCGTTGTAATAAGTTGTGGTGTTATAGATGTTCCTGTAAAAGTAACAATTTTGTCATCTTTAGTACCTGCAAATAAGAACTTACCACCAATAAACAATCGTGAATCTAATGATGCAGGAATTGTATCTAGGTTTGTATATCCTAGTGATGTTTCTAAACTTTCTAATGATTCTCCTAATGTAGCAATAGTGCCTACAGAATCTGATGTAGTTTCTGCTCTTGACCATTTTTGTAATTGCCAATTATAAATAAGTATTCTTCTGTTGCCATCTACATCAGCATAATTCCAAACTACTAAATTTTTAACAGGGTCTACAGCAGCACTTATGGTATTTAATTGAGTTAAATCTACTCTACTAAAAAACCACCTATCTATCTTTTCTAATCCTATGTTTGTTACTGTTTGCCCATCTGTAGAATACCAACCATCATCTGACAAAAAGAAAGTAATGTTTCCATATCTAGCAACAGAGTGTCCTTCTAAACAACCTAGTCCACTTGAAATAGTATCAAATTGCCAGAAAAGTGGGCTACCTACATAGGAGCAACGAACCACAGATTTTTCTAACAACACGACACCAAACTCACCACCTGTAATAGCTTGAACATTACCACCATCAGCAATAATTTGAAAGTCACTTTGGCTTGTAGCTCCAGACACCCAGTCAGTTTCGTCATTAATATCTGACCATTGAACTTTATCTGGATTTGTGCCTATATTAAGATTTACTGCAAAAACAAAATCACGAACTATTGCAATATCTTTAGCTATAGGAGCTGTTGTTGCTACATCTGCAAATGCAGTAGATGAACCTATAGTCCATGCTTGTATTTTAGCGTTGTCATTACAAGCTAATACTACATTTCCAAATTGTTCAAATCTCCAAATTCCAGTGCCACTATAACCACCTGATTTAGATACATCTGCTAATGCCAATGTGCTAATGTTAAGTTTATATATTTTTGTAGCACTACCTGCAAATACTTCTACTACTGCACCAAATTTTGCTACAAAAACACTGTTAAGAGTTTCACTAGCAGAGTTAGAAAAATCTACTGAACTAGGAAATGCTCCGTAACCAATGCCTAAAGGATATACATTTTTGGCATCATTTAAGCTACCTGCATTTGCTGGTTGGTCTGGTAACCAGTCTGTAAATTGTAATCTTTTAGTTGTCATATTAAGTTTTCATTATGTATGCTAAAGCATAGTAAGGGGGTAAGTTAGCATCTGTTCCAGAGCTACCTGCACTACTAACTGTTATTGTGTGATTGTGAGCAGCAACTGTGCTTGTGCTTGTTGATGAATTTCCTGTAAGGGCACTTGGGTCAAATACATCTCCACCAGCTTTTGCAGCTCCACCAGCTTTATCATAAGTATGACTGTGTTCGTTTTCACTAGAACTTGTAGCAGTGTGAGTGTGACTAACTACTATAGCATCTTTGCTACCACCACTTAAAGTAGAAGAACCTGTTACTGTTGTTTTAGCAGCACCACCACTATCAGAATGAGCTCCAATAACAAATTTGTTTCTTAAATCAGGAGTGCTAGAAGTACCATCACATAATACCCAACCGCTTGGGATAGTAGCTATAGTTCCTGACCACATCATAATCATACCAGCAGTAAAAGCAGTAGGAAAAGAGACAGATGTCCAAGTAGGTGTTACCCCTGTACCTGCTGAAGTTAGAAATTGACCAGAAGTTCCAGATGCACCATCTAATGTAAGATTACCTGTCACAGCAAGAGTTCCAGAAGATGTAACTGTGCCAGAGCTAGTCCACCCATCTCCACTAGATCCATCTTGCCAATCTTTAATTTGTGCCATTGTTTCACGAATAGCATTGTTGATTGTGCTAGGGGGACACCCCTCATTTATGTTTATTGAGTTTATGTCAGTATTATTTGCTGCAACACTGTCCCATTGCGATACTTTAGTTTTTGCCATGTTTTATCCTTGTCGTTTCCAATCGTTAGTTCCTACTGTTGAATCAGTCCATACATTACTACCTGCCGATACTGCTGACCATGTATTTGTTTCTACTGGAACATCAGTCCATTCTTCACCAAGTAAATATCCTATTGCTGTTACTGTTCCTACACCATTTATAGAAGCATTAGCGTTTCTTGTAATAGAACTTGCTGCTGTTAATGTTGCCACTCCTTCTATACTTGCACTTCCTGAAGCAACTAATCCACCTAATGCTGTAAGTGTAGCTGCACCAGAAATACTTGCATCACTTGTTCTTATTCTTAAACCATCAGCAGTTAATGTAGCCACCCCACTGATACTTGCATCTGCATAAATAATAGAACCTGATAAAGCAACTGTCAGTGTTGCACGACCACTTATATCACCGCTACCAAATGCTACATAAACAGCGTTTGCTGTAACAGTAGCAGTTCCAGTAATAGAAGCTGTTGCAGTATTTAATATACCACCTAATGCGGTTACAGTGGCTCTGCCTGTAATACTAGCATTACCAAACTTAACTAATAATCCTTCTGCTGTAAGTGTTGCTGTTGCACTAATAGATGCAGCAGCAGTTCTTTCTCTTAATGCACTAGCTGTAAGAGTGCCTACACCTTGTATCTGTGCAGCACCTGTTTTTGTTATAGTGCCTAGTGTAGAGTATGGACTCTGTGAAAATGCAGAAAATCCGTACATTATTCATTTTCTTTTGGATAGTCTGCTTTTACTTTTGCAATAGCATCTTTCCATTTTGTCGTACCATTTACAATATCATGGTATTTCATATCTAGTTGGTCAGGTAAACTTGGATAAGCTTCTCGCCTTGCTTGTTTATATGCTTCTGGATCTACCCAGTTATTAATAGCATCTAAATCTAATTCAATTTTATTTTCGTCTTTATCCCAAGCATACATTTCAGTATCACTTTTATATTTAGTTTTTACTGCTTGAGGATATAATGTATGTATTGCTTTCATTATGCTGATATCTCCATAACTGTTATTGCTGGTTTTGCATAACCTAATGCACCAGTATTAGAAGGATTAGCAAAAAAGTATCTTGTTGCCGCTGATTCTAATTTTGCATACACCCCATAAGTTCTAGCAACAGTTGTACCAGAAGTTACTTGTGCTTGTAAATTTATCATAGCTCCATCATTTACATCATGTTCTCTAAATCTAACTGAAGCATTGGATTCTGTTCTACTACCTAATGCAGCAGTATTAACATTTGAAGTATTTGTAATATCATATAGTTTTATTTGACACATTTGACTTTCATTATTACCACCAAAAAGAAAATTACAAGTAACTATTAATGTGCTATCTGATGCTTTAGGTGTTATTGCAACTCTTAAATCAGTATCTACTTCTGCATAAGAGGTTGATGTAAAGCTAACTAAACCTGTATCTGGTTGTACCGATACTACTTGTAAAACTTTTGAACTAGATGCTTGAACACTTCCATCATTATATGTAATACCATTAGTTCCGTTAATTGCTACACTCATTATTTAGTCTCCGATTGCTGCATTAACTGTTGTCATATCTTCTGTTGTCCAATAGTCTTTAGCTACCATTAATTCAAGATGCTCTACATTCCTAGAAATACAATTTGCTACTTCTTTGTCAGTCATATCTACAGGTGGATTAGTTCTCATCTTATCAAGTAAGTTTACAGAATCTAGCATTGCAGAATAGTCTTTAGCTATTTCTTTTTTTGTCTTTACATCTGCTGTTGCGATTTTGTCAGTCATTTTATTTTCCTTGTAATTTATTTTCTAATTCTTCTACTTTTGCAGAGAGTTCTTGTATTGCTTTTACTAAAACAGGGTATGTTTTCATAGGATCAGCTTCTAATTTTTCAGGATTCTCATCTTTTACTAATCTTATATGGTCAGCATAATCTGTTTTATCTTGAATTTCTTTTAACTCTTGTGCAATAAATCCAAAGTCTTTTTTACCTTTATATAAACCATCTCGTCTATTCCAATCAAAAGATACAGGTCGCATCTGATTAACAAAGTCTAGTCCTAATGGAATATCTTGTACATTAGTTTTATCTCTTGCATCAGAAAGTGAAGATATAGATGTGTCATTACAGCGAAGGTTAGAAATACTGCTATTGCCTAAAGTAAATTCATTACTTACTGTTGCACTTGAAGATGTTGAATCATGACCAATAACTGTATTATTACTTCCAGTTGTTACATTAGCACCAGCACTTCTACCTAAAAAAGTATTTTGTGAACCTGTAGTATCTGCACTTCCAGCATCATAACCAATAGCTACATTATTATTACCAGTAGTATTATTAGTCAAACTATCTTTACCAACTGCTGTGTTAAGTGTTCCTGTAGTATTATCTTTTAAAGCAGCTGTACCTATACCAGTATTACTATCAGCAGTTGTGTTACTTGATACAGCAGATATACCCACTGCTGTGTTTGAAGTACCAGTTGTATTATCTCTTAATGCTTCCCTACCAACTGCAGTGTTAGAACCAGTTGTATTACTACCTAAAGCATCTCTACCAACTGCTGTATTTAAAGTACCTGTAGTATTTGCATCAAGAGCTAAAGTACCTATAGCTACATTGTTTTCTCCAGAGGTATTTGATTGTAATGCTCTATCACCAACTGCTGTATTATTACCTGCTGTTGTTAAAGTTGACAAAGCCAAATGTCCTATTGCTACATTATCACCACCTGTTGTTTGAGCTGATAAAGCACCTGTGCCTACAGCAACATTATCTTCTCCTGTAGTAGTAGCAGTCATTGAGTTATAACCTAAAGCAGTATTCCTAGACCCTGTGCTAGTTGCTAATGCACCACTACCAAAAGCAGCATTATCACCCCCACTTGCATTTGACCCTAAAGCATTTTTACCTACAGCAGTATTTAAATTACCCCCTACATTTGATTCTAGGGCATTTTTACCTACAGCAGTATTATTTGTACCTGTCGTATTAAGACCTAGAGCATCACTGCCAACAGCAGTATTAAAATCGGCAGTAGTATTAGAATCTAAAGCATTTTGTCCAACTGCTGTATTTTTACTGCCTGAAGTATTTGCAGCTAAAGCATCTTTACCGACAGCTACATTATTAGCACCTGTAGTGTTAGCACCAAAAGTATCATCACCTAGTCCTGTATTTGAATCTACACCACCTGTTGAATTTATAGCCACTGTTCCTGTACTTGCAGGTAATGTAAGTGTATTAGTTCCTGCTACTGCAGGTGCTGCAACTGTAATAGCTCCAGAAGTGTCTCCTGTTAATACTATATCAGCCATTATTCATTCTCCATTGCATCTAGGTTAGTTTGTATTACTGCTTGTTTTTCAGCATCTATTTTTATAGTAGCTCCATCAAGAACCCAAGCATCTCTAAATGTTCTATCTTCTGGAAGAACTGTATCTTCTACAATATGATACTCAACACCTTCAGGTACATCTTTTTTAGCTAAATCTTCTATAGTATTATTAGCTAACCATTCTTGTGTAGGATGAATAACTACTGCTTTATTATTTTGTTCATATATTATTATCATAATTATCTCATCACAATTAAGTTATTATCAGCAGTATCATATAGAGTTTTGTTTACTGTTGAGCTAACATAAGCTGCCCAACATCTAACTGAACCTACAGCTTTGGTATGTGTACATCCACCTACTAAAGCAGTACCTGCTGTTCCATCTTGTGGAGTAAAGGTTGCTGCATAATTAGTGTCTGGCATATTTGTTGTAAAGTTGACTGTGTAATCTCCTGTGCCATTATCTGTAATGGAGCTTACATTGGCACTACCTCTAATTGCTACAGTTCCTGTACCATTAAAACTTACCCAAGCTCTTACACCATATACAGGTGCAACTGAACCATATCCAGAGTTAGCTGATAAAACTCCTGCTGTACTTATTTCTGCTACTTTAGTACCACCAGATTGTATTTCTACAACTCCACTTGTATCAGAAGTTAGTTTTAATCCATCACTTGTATCTGCATTAATTATTGTAGACATATTATACTATCACCCATCTTTGCCCACTAGGAACTGTTACTGTTACACCACTATTGACAGTAATTGGACTAGCAGAAATACCATTATAATTTGTAGGAAATGTAAAACTTGTTGCTACAGTATCAGAGTTCAAAACAATACCATTTGATGCACCTAGCTGTGGTGCTATGCCTGTATTATCATTATCTTGAACTACAGCTTTTTCAGCAGGGTAAGTACAGAATACATCACTTGTGCCAGATAAAGTAATTGCTGATCCAGAATTACTAGACTCCAATATTGTAGATCTGGATAAAGTTGTGCCTGAAGCTGTATAAGTACCTAGACCTACCTCATAGTCGTTACCACTTGTAATAGCATAGTAAGTTGTATTACCATCACCTATAGCATCAAAAGATTGAAAACCTGCACTTGCTCCATCCAATAGAATCGAGCCTGTACCTACTGTCGTAGTGGTTTCTTTTACCCTATCTTTTACAATAAGAGCCATATTTTATCCTTACGCTAATTCTACAGTTAAGTTGCCTGAAGTGATTTTAAATATATCACCTGAATCAATAGTTTTAGAAGCATCTAATGCTGTGTGGTATAACATATTACCACCACTAGCAGAATCCCATAATGCTATCCACCCTACAGTTCCCCATGAAGCAGTTGCAGTTGGAAAAGTTACATCTGCATCTGTAGCAACTAAACCTGATGTTCCAGAAGCAGTAGCAAAAGAAGCAGCAGTTCTAGCATAAGAACCACCAGAAACTTCTGCACCAGTTCCAGCATCTGTTGG